ATTAACGTACTGTACGGATGTGTCTCGCTATTCGCCTAAAAAGATAGAATAGCGTTAAAACGCATTAAATAAGCGTATAAAGAGATAAAACTATCTATATTTTTTGTCATAAAAATACAAAAGTTTTAAACTTATGCCCCCTTTTTGCCCCTTGAAGCAAATAAAAAAGCCCCGACCAATCGGCCGAGGCAGTGTCTTATAAAGGAGCGGACTCCTTGTAAGTCTTTCTTTTTGTGTTTTTGTATTTAATTTTAAGAAAAATTGCAATCAATTACTCATAATAATTGACAAGGTCGTCCTTATCCCAGGTTGACAGCCAAACTGTGCCAAACTGACCGAACTCGAACTTGCGGAAGTAGTATCCAGCATAGTAGCCGCCGTCGCCCGTGTCAGCGATATGCGCTTCATCGATTTCAAAGCTAAAGAACATGCCTGCTTTGAAATCTTTATCTTCGCCGTCCGGAACATTGTTACCGTCTTTGTCGACCCAGTTGACAAGAGATACTGGAATCCCGTTCTCTGTCCAGTCGAATCCCACAGGGCACAAGTAATCACATTTGATTTGCCAGATGCCGTTCACGAATGCAACTTCATTAGCTTCGTAGTAGGCTTTGCTGTGGGGCTGACGAGTAGGAGTAGGATTAGCAGTAGCAGGCTGATTTGTTCCTCCTACATAGCGCCAAACTTCGATGTATGCAGGACGATTCCAGTTGTAGTAGTCATCCCACGGATAAGTGTTGATAGCACCTCCAGGAGCTCCTTGAGTAGAATAGTCACAGCTAATGAAGTTGACGCTATCTAACATAGCTCCTACATGTCCGCCAGCTCCGCCTGAGCTTGACATGTCAGCTCCCCATGACATTAGAATGATGTCATTTCGTTGAGCATCCCAATCAGAGTTAATGCTAATACGAGCCCATCCTACTCGAGCAAGCTGAGCCCCCAGCGTTACGGTGGACGGCAGACCATGAATGTCAAATCCGTTATCCTTGAGAGCCTGTGAAATAGTGCCGGAACAGTCGCCTGTCCCGTCAGCTCCATTTCGACTCCCGGTCATTGAATAAGTAATAGCTCCGCGACGAGCTTCAAACCAACTTGCAACATCTGCCATTTATTCTTCCTCCTTCAGTTCAGAAAGGTTCATTAGTACACAAGTAAACCCTGCAAGCAGCACAGTAGAGCCTACGATAGTCCAATTTACTTCAGTAAGTAGAGCAGACGAGCCAATGACACCAAGCGCTGCTTGAGCCATAGTCTTGATTACTTTGATAGCGAGTTTTTTTGCAAATTTGTTCATGATTTAACTTCCTTTCTTTTCGATCATGATTTTGAGTTCTTTGACATCTTCTGTCAAATTCTTGATTTGCTCTGTCATAGCGACAAGAGCTTGGTTCTGCTTGTCGTGGTCGTCCAAGCGCCGAGTGTGGTCTTTCGTCTGCTGTTCCAAAAAGCCCAAGCGCAATTCTAATGAATTGATTTTGGTTGCTTGCTCAATGCTTTTAGCACGCAGAAGATTATAAAAGCCGTAGACAGTAATGATAAATCCGCCCACGGTCATTAAAAGCTGGTACTCTGGTTTCAAATAATAATCACCCCCTTTCTAGCTAGTTGCTGATATTAGGCAGCACGATAGTCCATGCACCAGACTTGAGCATATCTTCCGCAGACTGTCCAGTATAGTTGTAACCAGTAGCGCCTGTGTATTTAACAATCGTCCGATTGCCTTTCTGCCACTTCGGATTGGTTGTATATGGATAGTCAATCGTGACGAAAGTAGGTCCTGTGTACCGCTTGCCGTTTACTGGTGCATCAATCTTCTGCGCAAGAGCTGTATAGCTGTTGATGTCAAGACCTCCAGAAATGCCAAGAGCGATGTATGTGACAAGCTCGAGAACTTCTTTCATTTCTGCCCGCTGCAGAGTAGCTTCTTGCTCTTTCTTGTCAGCTTCCTGGAACTTCTTCTTGATTTCCTCGTCCTGCTCTTTCTTAGCACGATCTGGGAAATTCTCTTGATAGACGACTTCTAAGGCTTTCTTTTCCAGTTCTTCGACTGGTAGGTCAATCGCTTCTTTTGGAAGCAATACTGGATAAAAAGCCCCCTCTGCATTCGTTAGAATGACATGAGTACCCTCAACTTCGTTGTTAGAGGAAGAGTAAATCCAACTCTTGCGATTAAATTGTAATTTAGACATATATCTCCTTTTCTTCGTTTAAACAGACCAGTTTATTTGCGTACCTATGTATTTATCGTTAGTTGCAAGCAAAGTCATGCCTCCGTCAGGGTTTATCTGTAAATGCCTGTCGTTGCTTGATCCACCCTCAAAAACCGGCACATTTAACATGGCGGCGTTGCCTTGAATGGGGGTTAGTTCGCTTGGTATACGTCCAAGACTGACATTTCCTGTGATGTCTCTTATCTCAATCCTAAGCGAAACGATATCTCCCTGACGCTTATAGTACACGCCGTTGACGCCCGTAGAAGTCCATTCAGTGCGTTTTAGGTTGGCGTGGTCACTCCTTGCATTGGTTGACCATGCGCTCCACTTACCGGCTAGCAAGACACGTTTAGCTGGCTCTGCTGTCGCTATGGACGGAAAGAACATCTGAAAGCACTCATTGTTACTGTTGAGCACTAACAGCCAGCCGTATTGACGAGCTGGATTGTTGTTTTCCGTTCCGTTTTTGAAATAGACACCAGTCGTCCGTTCCTGGTCAAAGTCTTTCCCATAAGCGTAGATGGCGGTGCCGTTCTTCTGCGTCAAAGCATGCATCTGGATAAGCTTATCATTCGCATAGATGTCGCCTTTGACATCAAGCGCCCCACGTTCCCAAATTTTGTTAATACCAACACCAAACTGACTATAGGATATGACTACACCCTCTGTCGTGATGATGGCTGCAAATTCGGTGCTTGTATAACGGTCTTCCAGCTTTCCTACGACTTCCCAAGTCTTATTGGCCGGATACTGACCAGATAGGTTTGCTGGGCTGTTGACAAGTTCTGATATGCTCGTCCAAGAGCCGGCGGCAGGGCCAGTGTCTGATGTGTAGTTCTTATCTGCAAGAGGCTTGACCTTAAATGTCAGAGTCATCTTGTTCTTTTGCGATCCATTGACCACGAGAGGGGCGACTTTGGCTGTCCGTGTAATCGTCAATGTTCCGCCGTTAAGGCCTGTCCTTGCGACATCAAATTTTAAGATGGGCGGGAAGTAGTCAAGGATAGTCACTGTACGCTCTATGGCGTTGCTCGTCCGTCCTCGACTGTCTGTAACTCTTGCTCTGACGATAACTTGGCCATCATAGTTCATTAAGCCAAGACCGCCGCCGTTCGTTGTCGTGGATTGGTTCTTGCCGACAATCTCCGCATAATAGCCTGTAATCGTTGAGCCATAAACTCCAGAAGCTGCACCAAAATTAACTCTGATGTCAGATAAAATCTTGATAAAGTGTTCACCGCCAGAAATGATATTAGCCGCTATCGCATTGCCGTCTGTTAGAGTAAAACCTGTTAAGGTCGGTTTAATACTATCTGGGATAGAAAGATTAAGCCGCTTAACATCACGACCAATTTCTTTGCTTCCGTCATAAGTGATAATGGTAATATTTCCATAACCACTAGCGCTGTCTGGAGTTTGTTCGCAAAGTTCCAAAGGCGGCGTCCAAGAAAAGCTAGCATCAACATTAGTCGTTGTTATCTGCTTGTTGAAACTGCCGTATGTCGCCCATATGGCGTGTTTAAAAGCGTCATTCTTGCGATTAATGTTAATCGTCACCGGTTGACCGATAACGGCTGTCACATCATTACCAGAGCTTGCTCTTGGTATGTCTGGCAATCGTCTATTAAACCCGACAGTTGCGCTTCCATAACCACTGACATTGATATCTAGTCGGGCATTGATATTGACGCTCTTTGTTCCGCTTTGGTCGTGTGGGACTCTAAATTCGTTGTCGAAAATCAGCTTGTTTTGATTTTGACTGATAGTAGCGTCCGCTGTGATGTTCCGGGTCTCTCCGCCGACAGTAATAGCCAGTGATTTGTTTGCCCCGTCATAAATGGCTGCATAACCGTTTGATATGAGCTTTACTTGTACATTGATGACTGAAAAATTACCAGCAATATCTTGTCTGTATCCCTCTGAAACAACTTCGAGTTGCAGATTGTGACCGTATGCGCCACTAAAATTAGCTCTGACCATGTTTTAAATACCTCCCACATATCTAATTACATTCATGTCTGGATTGAGCTGATACTGTTCCTCACGGAAACGCCCGATTTGAAGTGTCCGAGTAAATACCCCGTTCTCAATCTTTAAGACACCTTGTGAGATGTAAGCCACCTCAGAGCCGGCGGAGTAAAAGCTAATGCGGTCACTCTCGACACGGACAGAGGACGAGCCGTCTTTCTTGCCGATGATTAAGCCCTCATTGCTAGCGCTCATATAGCTATCTAGGAAACTCCAACGCTCAGCCATATCGCCAAGGTTATTCTCAATCTTAGCGACCCTTTGAGTTGCTGCTACAAGTTTGGCTTCTGCTGCGGCTCGTCCGGCTTCGTCTGCTTTGACATAGTCTTGATAGGATTTAACCCATTCATTGACTGTATCAATGCTGGCTTTGGCTTCAAGTTCTGCTTTGGCTAGCTGCATAGCTTCTGTTAAAGCGTTTAGTTGCTCTGCTGTCAGCTTTTGGTCAGCCTTGCTATCAATCTTGTCATTGACTTGCTTGAGTTGTTCCTCGTCGAGCGCTCCTTTGTCTCCTTTAGGTCCTGGAGGGCCTTGTGCGCCTGGGTCTCCCTTTTCGCCTTTTTCACCATTTTGACCATCAGCTACGTTGCTGAAAGTCACCTCAGCCGTTGCCACTTTCTCGTCATTGAGATAGGCTTCAACCACTACTTGCAACGTCTTATCAAAATCAGACGAGCGAACAAGCATTTGACTGCCACTGCCGATGATAGAGTCACCTTTCTTGTAAAAAATGATCGGCTCGTACACCTTGCCATTCTTCTCCAGTGTAGCCATTAGCAAGCTCTGACCTGTGCGGTTTTTAAAGGCCGTCCCTTGGTCGGTAGACAACTTCAATTCGTACGGTATAGCCTGCTCTGCAAGCTTAGCCATACGAGTCAGCAAGCTATCTGATACCTTGTTCTGCAAGGCTTGGAAATTCGCAAAGACCGTCTTGTTCTCGCTCGGATTGGTAAAGCTGATTTGCTGCTCGCTAACACGAGCTTCCAGAACCAACATAGGACTAAAACCCGTATCTTGGATTTTGACAGTGTCGCCGATATCCAAATCAAAATATCCGTCTGCTTCGTATGTGATAGCTGGATAGCAATATTTCCTCAGATTACGCAAGGCCGTGGAGATAAGCACTTCTTCGCTATCTGTATCGACTTCCATGTCCTTACGTATCCAGTTATCGCCTGTTTCAGTACCAGTCAAAACTGACGGATATAGCTGTTTGGAAAGCGGAGCGAATAGCAAGCTATCCTTGAGGTAGAACTCGACTTCGCCTTTTTCATTCTTCCATTCTTGCTTTTTCTTGGGATCTATGACAACCTGCGTTGTGCTGACAGTTACCTCTTTAAGTTCTATCTCTGGCAGTGGAACATCTACTGTACTACCTGTTTCTGTCCTACCCTCGATTGTCTTGCCAGCTTTTAACTCCGGAGGATAACATAGCGTCTCTATCGCTCCCAAATAAGCCTGTGCGTTATATGTTCCAAGCGTCACATATTGCCTACCGGCATAGTTCTGCTCAAGTACCGTTACGGTACTCCCATTGTTAGCGATGATAACGGAAACGTGCCCATACTGTCCAGTTCCTTGATAGGAGTTATAAGCCTTGATATTTGCTAAAGCGCCAGCCTTTAGCTCATTAGTTGCACGAGGGCGGACAACAGACCAACCAAAATTAGCCCAAGCGTAATCCGTGCCGATGTAAGTCGCAGCCATACCAGCACCAACTTTTCCGGAAAAACCAGTTACGCCACCACCGAGCCCAGGGCCGCCTAATTTCATCGAATACCATGCAGCCAAGCCATAACATTGACCACTGCCGACTGTTCGGCCTTGCAAGCCTTTCATTTCATTGATGACTGCTATTACCTTATCAGCTTTAACGACTTGTGTTATAGGCTGACTAGGACTGCTTAATTGATTGTTAGGTTGCTTCCAGAGGTCATCTAGCTTGTCCAGGATGTTCCCATTAGACCGATTGACACCTCCCCGAATATCCCGCATGAGAGCGATATAGTGGCCATATCCAGCCGCCGCATAGTCATACAGCGCACCACCGACACGAAAAAGCCCTTTCGTGTATTCTTCGATGTTCTGCTTGCCTTTGACACCGTAAAATTTCCGTCCCCCGCTGGTCTGTTCAGCCAACAGATAGGCATAGTCTTTCATAAAGTCATCTACGCTAGCATAGTGGAAGTATGTTCCGCCCTCGTTGGCCGGTCTAGCACTTCCTGTCGTGACCTTGACACCGCTTGGACGTGTCTGAGCAGAGCCAGACATACCTGACCAGTTATTATCAATTCTAGCCACGTTAGAAGCGCCCCAGAAGCTTTCGAGATAGAGCTGGCATATCATCCCAGATGGCAGAATGTTGTACTGCACACAGAGATTTAAGATAGTTTGGACTATTGCAGCGCTCATAGGATGCCCAGCATAGTTTAAACCGCCACCGCCATACTTCTTCCCACTATTCGCCGCTTGTGTAGCTGACGGATTAGCGACCTTGGTTGATGTCTCTTTGGTTTCTTCCTTGCGCCCAACGGGCTTGATAGCGTTGTATAGTTGCGTCTTGTCAACACTTCGCTTAATACTTCGCACATTCTTGCCATACTTCAAGACAACATCGTTTCGCTTACGTCCGACGCCTTGATTGTCTGCGCTATGTGCCTTGTAGACATTCATTACAAAGCGGTCGAGCTGGCTATTAGACTTCAAGTGAGTTTCAAACTCAATTTCAGCGTCAAAGTTGCGAGCCAGAGAAATTAAGCGAGCGAGAGAGGTTTCTTGCCCCTCCCACTGCAACGCTCTGCGCTGATCTGTTAGCTCATTGATACCTAAATCAAGTTTAGCGACACTAAGAATTCCCCATGTTTTCAAATACTCTTCAAAAGTCATGGCTTTAGGGGCTTTGTACGCCTCTTGATACTCGAGCATGAGTTCGAGGCTTAGATTTTCGCAGTAACACTTGATAATCTGCTCGTTTTCCTCGGTCTTCATCACGTTAAAGAGATAAGACCGGCCTTTGTATTTAAAGCTAACGAAAGCACGCTCATTGAGGTGCTTATAGGCTTGTTCGACGTATGTGTCAGACTGGATTTTCTTCTTAAAAACCGAAAACTCAAAGACTGATGTCGCACTTTCAAGCGAGCGTGTCCACTTGTCGTTAAAGAAATTCAAGGTGGTCTGCTTGTCGTTATCGATAAAAGCGACCTTTTCCAAGGCGCTATCGTGGATTGTTAAAAGCATTAGAGCCACCTTTCTTCAAATTCAATCGTCACACTCGGTTTTTTCCTCGCCCAATTAGACTGCAAGATTTCGATTT